ACCGTCAAAGTGCGCTGGGTGCTAATGACACTACTAAAAACAAATAGCCTGCGAACTGCGGTATTTGAGGCACCAAGTGTTAATGTTCCACTCACAACTTGATCTGCGCCAAAACTAATATAGCCAAGACCGTCGGTTGTTCTAGACGTAAAAGTTAGGTCTGTGTAAGTGTTTGCGCCCAAAATTGACGCTGTGGTTATAGCGCTACTCGTAAAGTTGACGTTGTAATACGTTAAGCCACCACCGTTAAATGCAGGCCCAACACCGCTACAATTAATTGTGGATGTGCCAGCGTTAAAAGTTAAATTGGTTGTGGTTGTCAGTACCCACGGTGATACAGAATTAGCTAAAGTTAATGCACTGCTGCCAAGAATTACAGTACGCACGTTGGAATTACTAGAACTTAATTGACTTGCGGCTAATGCAAAATTGCCAGTATCAAAACTACCAGCCGTCACCGTAAAAGTACCCGTAGTCGTAAACGCAGAACCTAAAATCCAACCCCCACCAACACCATTAAAAACTATTACCATTGCACCCAACGCCACACTATTAGTAGTAACGGTTTTACCAGTCGTGGTCGCCAATAAGTTAAGTGCAGCGCCAGCAGTGGATGCAAACACAACTCCAGTAGCCGCATTTGTCCAAGACCCAAAGCAATTAATTACCGCCGTGGCACCGGAGGTAATGGTCACGTTGCCCACGGCAGGGCCAGCTATTGTGATGTCTGCGGCAACCGCGTTGGTGCCCACCGTAACAGCGTAGGCCGTGGCGTTTGAGAGGGTATCAAACACAACATCGTCGGCAGATGTGGGAACCCCCGCGCTGCCTGCGCCGCCCGAGCTTGTTGCCCAGTTAGTGGTCGTGGTCGCGTCCCAAGTGCCTGCCCCGCCAACCCAGTAGTAAGTTGCCATGATTATTCCTCAACAGGCGGTGTAGTGATAGACGCAAGCCAGTTGTTGTAGCGGTCTTGCTTCATCGCTTCAATTTCGGCGTCAGTCATGGTTTGACCATCGAGCAAGACGATAGCGTCCGCATACTTGCCGTAGGGGCTATCGAATTCAAAGTCAATTCTGGTCATGCTAGGAATCTCAATTTGTACAAGGTGGACAGGTACAGTTCAATGATACCGTCAATCAAGTTCTGCAAGGGTGTGTCTGTCTTGTCAGCAACCTCGTACCGGCAAGCTTCAATTTCTTCCAACTGACCTTCAAGAAATTCAATGATATTGGTGGTTTTTTTGGCCGACATCAGAGAAATAGGGCCAATCAGCCCTTTGCGTCCCTGATAGGCTTCTGCAAAGCCATCAGCTAGCCCAATAATCTCATCATAGAATGTGTTGAGCGCCGTGTGCTTGGAAAAGCTACGGGTATTCAAATGTACCGAATGGGCGACATCCCGCGCCAAAAACAGCATTCCTATAAAGTCATTGCATTTCATTGTGGTATTCCTTGAGGCATTGGTTGACCTTGCATCGGCATTTCTTGCGGCATTTCTTGCGGCATTTCTTGCGGCATTTCTTGCGGCATTTCGCTCATATTTTCCTGCATTGAGTCACGACTAGGCATCTGACCAATCAAGTCACCAGTATCCAAAGCCGCAGCGATTGTGCCCATAACAATGTCTTGAATCTGATCTGGACTCATACCAGCTTGAACTGCAGAAATACGTTGAGTCTCAGCCTGATAGGCTTTGATCTCCGCCTCATAGTCTTTGCGCTTCATGTCCTGCGCTTCTATGGACTTGGATACATTCTCAAGCATCATACCCATTTGTTCCATTTCCGCGCTCATGGCTTGCATCTGCTGCTGTGCAGCGGCCAGTGCTGGATTGTCTTCATCATCAGACATGAGTTTGGGATCAATTGTCTTGGCAAAGCGCTTAGACATTTCTTGTGCGCCCGGCCAATCCATATTCTTGATAAATAGGTCACCGGCCACTTGCCAAAGTTGCGGATTGCCTTGCAGCAATTGACTCATACCTTCCAAAGCCTCTTGGCGCTTGGTCATATAGCTCGGGCCAGTGGTCACGCAAACATCATACTTACCAACACCGATATTGTAAATCTTTTCGATCACGATGCCTTGTTGATCAATGATTTTACGGACTGGTTCAGCTTGTTGAGGATTTACACGAACTTGACTTGTTTCACCATCTTCACCGATGATACGAGCAATGCGCTCAGTATCATATATCTTAGGAGCTATGTCAACAATTTGACGAGTAATATATCGGATAGCACGGGCATAATTATCAACGTAATGATAAGTCCCAGTATCAGTTTGCCTTTCGCGGGCCAAGATTGCTTTGCCTGAACGCTCATTCGATTGAGCGCCAAGACTGGAATCATACTGTCCGGTGGTGGATTTGATATCGTCTGCCGCCCCCGCTTTTGCCTGCAGGAGGCCAGAAGAGGCCATGGGAGGCTGCGCTCGCTGCGGGAGAGGCATGACCTGCCCAGCACCGTCCGTGACGTCCGGGTTGACTTCTAGATAAGGCCAATTAGTCGTGTTTGCCGTTTTCCACTGATGCTCATAACCTTCAAATTGACCGCCGTAACCAATAAACGGTGCTTTGGGAGCCAGCGCTAACATTTCTGCTTCTTGAGATACCCAGTAGTTATACATCCGTTGAGCGTCTTTGGCATTACGAACCAAACCAGACACGTATATACGGCCATCTACTTCAAATTCATTGCCAATTACTCGAACCACCGGAATCCATTTTCCAGCCCAATCGTTCTCTTCAAGAATTTCGTATCCGTTGATTTTTAGACGTTTAACTTGTTTCATATCAACAGAACGTTGACGAACAGGTTTTCCGTATATTGATTTCAATTCTTTATCATCTGCACTATTCTGCATTGCAGTCAAATTACCAGGATAAAGATTCAGCGTACCCTTTTTGTGCTCATAGTAAAAATATTCAGCGACTCGAACGGTATCTTCATTGATCCATTGCGATATAGCTTGATCACCCACACCCAATGATTGTAACGTAGATATCGAGCAAGCGTCCGGATATTGACGATGATAATCTTCCTTGAGCATGTCCTCAGTGATAAAACACCACTTTGCGTCTGAACCGCACGGGTCTTGTATCGTAGGGTCCATGTAGACGCTAAAACTGTTTCGGATACGTCCGATTTTAACGTCCTGATCGAACGAGTTATCATCGCAATATTCAGTCAGCAGGCGAATGTAGCCTTCACCATAGGCGACTTGATTTTCACAAGCAGTATCATAGGCGACATCAGCGTCTGAAATATATTCAATATGTCGAACAATGCCATCGAAAATCTCTGCGACTTCGACGTCTGCTTGATCGTCTACCGGGATCACTTTACCGCTCGGACGATTCTGCCGCTGGTCGTTGGTGACCTGACGTACATGCTGTGGGAGCTTGTTGATCGTCAAACAGGGTCGAGCATTGATTGTCTGACCTTGCACAGCGCCACGAGTAGCCAACACGTCAGCAGGCCATTGCCAATGATTATCTGGTGAACCTGCGAAAAATCGCAAATCATCAAGTTCGTCTTCACGTGATGCAGAATAGGCTGCGATCGCCATTTCCATACGTGCGCGAGCAGTCGATAAAACATCACTGTCTTTTCCGTCATCACTGACGACACCTGCAGCTACAACGCCTGTGTAATCTTGGGGCATTATTATTTACTCTTTGGTGCGGGTTTAGATGCTGCTGTACGTTTTACGGCGTAAGCAATAGCTACAGCTTGTTTAGGAGGCTTTCCAGCGGCAATTTCGGCTTTCACGTTCTTACGGAAAGCAGCTGGAGAAGTTGATTTAGTTAGCGGCATATTACGCTCCCATCCATGAAGATGCTACTCCACGACCAGAATATTCGCGTGGACGCGTAGCTTCCACAACTTGCTTTTCTTTACGCGGCTTGATAATACCAGGAAAAAGTTCAGAAACGGCCCAGATAAGTGCATCAGCACGGTTTGGACTATTTTCCCCTATATATCCATTTGTGGTAAATGCTGAGAGTTCGTCTTCCAAGTCTCGCATATATCCAACATGGCGCACTTTACCTTGTTCGTAAAGCGCCGAAATAGGTTCTGCCCGCACGACTTTACCGCGAGTTGCTGTGACTTTTCGAAAGTTAGTTCGCGGGCGTGCTGTTTGAATCACATGCTTGACCATCGCACCGCCATAATTAACCTCACCGACTACTGCATCCGCTTCGTGGCGATCGTAGGCATCCGCGACTACTCTTCCCCATGTCGCTGGACCTGCTTTTACGGTAAGGTCTTCCAAAATGTAGCAATATCCATCTGTCCCTATTCCGGCCACAACGATACCGATAGCGTCGTTATCAGCATTATTTGTATCTCCAGCCCCGGAAGGGTCAACGGAAATAATGATACGAACCATGTCAGGAACTACGCCATCAATGACACGCCAGAGTTCAAAATTCTCATCATTGAAAAGTGCGTTGTTTGTGGCGTCTGCGAATTCACCCAACAGGAAACGTTTCCGAAGGCGTGGACTGAGCGCTTTCAGAGTTTCCATGTACGTGCTGCTAAGATTTTCGGTGTTGTCTTCCGGATTCATCTTGCAATTCACAAAATTTTCCGGGTGACTTAGCGGCTTTTTCGTCTCGGGTTCGATTTTCTGGATAAAAATCTTATATGCCCAGTGCATCTTATTTGTGGGGTTCATATCATAGAACGCCCGTGGAGTCAAATAATTGCCCGGCGTGGTTTCCGCAAGTTGCGCCAACCGGGTCATCGCGATATCATGCGAGCTTTGCGGGATTTGTGAGCACTCGTTGAAATATATCGTCGAATATTCTTGACCCAGAATCTTTTCTGTCCGCTCTTTATCGTCTAGACCGCCAAACCACACTTCACTGCCATTTGGAAGGGTCACGAACCAGTCAGTCTTCGACAGATTATACGATATTCCTGGAAAGCATGTTTCCATGACCTTCGGAAACGTGTCTAGAATAATCGATGCTTTGATGTGATTAAAACGGAACCGCAGAATGCAATGACGTGATCGAGAAGCTTTCATCGCCCGCAACACGACATTTCGAACCAGCAAAAACGTCTTTCCAGACCGCGACCCGCCGAAAAGCATCCCATGCGTGGCACTTCCTGCCAACACTTTTTGGGCTTCTTCTTGCTTTACGGTGAGTTTAAATTCGGCCATTAGATATCTACGTCAAACTTGCTAACCAAATTGATTTGAATATTTGTAGGTGCGTTGTTTAATTTTCCGCCACTTGCGAAATTGTCGTACAACCCAACCACTTCACCTCGTGCTCGTTCTGCCGTCAATGCAACCTTCAACTGGCCTGATACTTTCGCAAGATCGCGTATATCTGCCAATTCATATAGGTGAGCGCCCATCGAAATCAGAGAGGCATCTTGGATTTTGTCCGTGATTTCTTTGATCCGCAGAGCGATCTGGGGTTTGTTCAGCAGTTCTTTTCCTCGCGCTACGGGAAAAGGGGAATCGGCACCAAACGTCATCTTGTACGCTGACGCTACATTCCCACCGCATTCAATAACCGCAAGAGCAAACGTATCTTCTGCTTGAGTTAATACTGGGTATTCAAGCGCAGCGTTCTCCGCAACATTAATGCGGTGCAGGGGTTCAATGTCAGTAACGTCACTCATATGCAGAGTGTATCATACGTCTATACGGCTGTCAACCCCTCTAGAACAACCCTTCATCGATTACTACTCTTACCGGCTCCTGCCCACTCCTGACAGATGATGAATGTATCCCAGACGACACTCCACCACTCCTACCCACTCCAATTTTTTCCAAAGTGTAGGGTTCGGAGTAGGTGGACCGCGGAGCAGAGAGAGGAGCACGGGAGGTCCATAGATACGGTAGGAGCGGGTGGAGGGGGGCAGGAG